GTTTGTTGTTGGTAGATGGTTGGACTTGATGATGCTGATACCAGCAACCTTCAAGACTGTTCCATCTGCGTATGCTCCAGATCCACCCCAGTCTCTGTTGAGTACATCAGTTGTTTGAGCCAACTTATAATATTCTGTTGGGCCTAAGACGAGGGTACGTCCCTCAGCAGGAACATTGTTAATGTCCATCTGCTCAGCCGCTGACCACATAGCAGCTACAAGGTTTGCACCTGTAATAGCAGCTTTGTTTGCAGCAACAATCTTGATCCGAGTACCACCAGGTAGGTCAGTGTTGAAGTTAGTACCAGTACGTGCAGCTTGAGCAATAGTTGCAGCTACATTCTTATCAAAAGTGTAAGCTAATGCGTTGCCCATCTCAGTTGAGTACTGAGATCTTACATCATAATGATTCTTAGCCTCGTCTATGTCTGCAATGAAAACATTACTAACAAGTTTGTCATCTATGTTGATAACAGCTTCAGCATGTTTGATTGCATTACCTGTTAGCTGTGTGCCTGGCGTATGGTAGGCAGTTGAGCTGAGTCCGATAATTGGAAATTGTGCTGATTTGCCTGATGAGATAGTTCTTACAGTATGAAGACTCTCGAACACCGTGGCTTTACGGAAAGCAGAGAGAACCTCTCCACTAAAAACCTTGAGGAAGAGAGCGTCATAAGAAGTACCTGTCGCATTGACAAGACCCAGCCGTGAGCTGGTGAAGTTAGCCATAAAGAATAAAACCTAGAAAAAAATGAGTGCCTGACCTCAATTCTTTCCACACTGGGTATCCTTCGCAAAGGGCCGTAGCTTCAGTGAATCGGTCTAGGTATCTAAATGATAACTCTTATATGACATTTGATCTAGCAAGTTTACTTTCTACTTTCTTTCTAAAGGCAGGATCAGATTGATAAAGAGGATCATTCATTGCTGCTACAACCTGAGCCATTGATTCATATTTATCGGCTGGTCCTTTAGCAGCTTTACCTCCAATTAATCTAGGTTCGATGTTTGCTTGAGCTTGATAACGACTTTGTAAACCACCGATTACAAGTCTGATTTGATCAAGATCTGTTGTCTTAATTGCACGATCAAAGGCTGCTTTCTCTCCATCTGTTAATGCAGTAGCAGCCCAAGTGATCATGTCATCGTAAGCCTTCTCACCTCCAAACTCTTGTTTGATATCTAAAACTTGTTGAGCTGCAAGTTGAGAATCTTGTGTCGCTTTAAATTGAACGCCTTCAAGATAAGCGTCCACCATATCTTTATTAAAACCTGCCTCATTAAGGGAGGTGTAATCCTCTTCCGTTAGCTGACCTGTCTGTTGCCAACGATCATTCATTCCACCGAAGTCAATACCTGCCTCTTCAAAGCGACCACCAATAAAATCTCCATAGATTTCTTTTGCGTCACTTGTAGTTTCAGGTTGTTCTTCTTCTGATTTGGTTTCTGTCTCAGTTGTTTCAGCAGTGTCAGTAGGTTCACCCTTACTTAATTTCTGTTGAAGTTCCTGATAACCCTTCTCTAAATCCTCAACTGATTTGTATTTACCAGCGAGGAGTTCAGCAGATTCAGATGTGGATTGTTCAGCCTTTTCAGATTCCTGAATAGCGGCTTGATCTTCTAAGGATAAAGCTGGGGTTGGTTCATCCTTAATAGTGATTGAATCGGGCATGGTCTGTGTTGTGAATTACTTAATGGTGATATGTCCAGGTCTATCGTGAATGACCTGTGGCTTCTTAGGTTCTTCTGGAGCCTTAGTGGATTTCTTAGGCTTCTCTTCTTTGACAACTAATTCCTTTACATCCTTATCAGGTGGTGGAACTTCTTTAGGCGGTGTCGCCTTGGGTATTGGTGGGGCCGCTGGGGACTCCAGCTTCGGTGACTGCTGTGGGGAGGGCGTTTGGGACTCCTCCTTCTTCTGTTGACTGGGGGCCATAAGGTGCTCCTGGTTGGGTGTAATTTTTCACCAACTGTGCGGCGGCTGGTGATTGCAACAGGGAACTCATTTGTTCCTGTTGTTGCATCTTATTCTGAGCTGTTTGTTCTTCAATTCGTTCTAGTCGTAATTGCTCAGAAGTTTTAACTAAATTAGTAGTGTCAATAGATGCGCTTGCTGCAAGTCTACGCAAAGCTTCTTCCATGTTCAAGTACTGAGCCATCACCTCTGGACCTAAAGCTTGATGACCGATACTTATAAACTCAGTTAACTTATTCATATCATCACCTCTACCTATTGCTTCTAATCCTGTAATTGGTTTGGGATTAACTAAGGGTTCTCCATTCTGTTGGTTAACAGGGAACTGAGGTAACTTACCTTGACGTTGAAGAATATACATTAACCTTTTAACTAAAGGTAGTTGTAGTTCTTGGGTAAGTATGGAATACAATCCTCCGATGGATGCTTCGAGCTCCTGGCTCATATAGCGGATTTCTTCCGCAGTGACTCTTTCGCCTGGTCTTTGTATTGCGCTGTTAAGTAAGAAAGCAAACTGCATACGACCTTCTATCCGATCAATAATGTTATTAACTATCTGTAGGTCTTGACTCTTCTGACTTTGAATAACGCTGACATCATTAGCATTACCCTGAACGATTGCACCGTTTGCTGCTGATGATAATGTCCTTGGTCTAGTAGTACCGTTAGGATTAACTAAGAACAGAATCTTTGCAGCGGCTGCACTTGCTTCGAGTGCTGATTGATATAGAGATTCGAGCGCAGTTAAGTCACCGTAATAGGCTTCAACATGTGAGCGACCGTATTCTTCTGTGTCAATTCTCTCAAAGCGTAATGGAATCCAAGGGCTGCAATCTTCAGGACACATACCGTGTGTGCCTGGTATTTCTTTACCCTTTGCTTCTTGATACCAGATAGCTTTGTTATCTATAAACTTTACACATGTATAGAGTTTAATTGTTTTCTTAATAGGTCCAATATTTTCCTGTGATTTATCATTAACAGGAAGAAAATCTTCTGGTAAAGATTCAGGATAGACTTCTTCTTCTACTAATATTTCAGTAACAGTACCCATTGGGTCACGTACTACACAATATCTATCAAGATGAATAACTCTTATTCCTTCTGGGCCTACATAAAGAAGTACATTTCCTGCTACTAATAGTTGCTTGAAAGCTTCGTGCATAGAAGCTCGAGCTGACATGGTTTCAAGCATGGTCATTACAGCTTGCTCAACCTTTACTAATGCAGTGTCGAGTTCTGTCTTTATCGTTGGATCTCGTTGATCTAATTGAAGAGCCAACGAATCCATTTCTAATTTAAAGAAAGGAGTATTAGGAGGGAAAAGACTAAGACCTAAGCGTGCTGATAAATGACTAACACCTCTTGCTCCAACTGATTGATAAGGAGTTTTTAGCTTTCCATGATCTCCCATGTTGGAGTCAGGAACCAAGCTAGGTATTGTAACTTTGCTACAATCTCTTGCTCTTTGAAGGAAAGGATCTCTTGATGTGACTAGCTGTTGGTAACGAGCAGCTAGTGTTCCATCTCGATCGTCATCGTAAGGCTTACCTTGACTATCAACGTCAGTAGTTAGTGTTAATTCCATTAGGGATTAGTAATACCTAGACCAGTAGATGATTGAACTAAATTCTTATATCCTTCTCTACCTGTTTTTCTTCTATTAGTAGCAGCAATATCTAAGGCAGGGGCGGCCATGTCTGCACTTTTTTCTGGAGCTTTAGGAGCTTTCTGATCTGCTATTCTTTTCTGTTCTTCATGTCTAGCTTTCGTATAATCAAACTGTTGTTGCCAACGGACATCAGCCAACCTCGCTTGTTCCTTAGATGCCTCTAAGGATTCTCTTTGCAAAGCAATTGACGCTGAATTGTCTGAGCTTCTGCCCCCGCCACCTCCGCACATAATTAAATTTCGGTACTGTTTTGGTCAGTGTAAACGGAATACAACATTCTTACCACTGACCTTGCACCTACATAATGCCATATCTCTCTATCTTCTTCATCAGTAGAGGGACATTTCTCAGGATAAATCTCATCTAATCTCTTTAATAAAGCCTCATCAATAGGAGGCCAAAGCTCTTCATCATTCATAGTGTTGGCTCCCAAAGTTTTACATTACCTGTTGTATGATCGTACTCCCCGTCACGCAAGATACGTGTCAAGCGTGCAGTCATAATGGCATCAGCATAGGTTTTCTTCTTCTTAACATAAGCAGCGTGAACCTTAGCCCACATTTCTTCCATAGTTTCTGCGTCACCTAATAATTTTTCTGCTGTAACTGGACCGACACCAACTAAACCTTCTACATTATCAGTCTTATCTCCCGATAAAGTTTGTAACATCCAGTGTCGATCAGCTTTCTTACGAGTAACTAATTCAAGATCATCATTAGCCAAGAGAGTACAAGGAACACCTCGCATATCTTTATCAGGCGACACGATTACAGGGTTGTCATACTTCTGTCCTGTTGCAAGTAACCCCATAACATCATCACCTTCTAATCCATCAAAGCTAATAGCATGGAACTCTTTAGCTACTCTTTCTCTTATATTTTTCAGACCTAGAGGTTTACGTTTACCTAGTCGATTAGCTTTGTAATCTTGATAGATCCCATGTCTGAAGGTGGGATAATCAGAAAAGCACATGATCGGATTACCTGGACTGATGATCTGATACTGAGCAACACGATCTTCAATCAGTTGCATTGCATCACGTTCATCTAGGTGGAGGGTATGAAGATTTTCATCCCATCTAAAATCTTGTTCACATGCACAGCATGAAGAATAGATAAGCCAATCAGCGTCAATTAATAAAGTCATTAGAAGTAAGAAGACATTGGTACAGATAGACGACCTGTGTCTTGGTCGTAAAGAAGTTTGTCAACAGGGCCAGTAAATCCTGCGTGTCTATTTTTCAAACAGCGCAGTTGCATTTCACTACGTTCTGCTGCATCTCCCTGTTGATTTCGTTCACAGGAGATAACGGCGTCCGATAATTGGGCTATTGAATGTGAACCTCTTAAATGGCCAAGCGAGACTTGGGCTCCCTCCTCATGGCCTCTCCCTTCGGGGCGTTTGAGATGACTGACAAGAAACAATCCAACGCCAGTCGATTCAACAACTTGTCGAAGCTTGGTGCATGTGACATCAAGAGCACGCCTCTCATCACAGTCAGTGAGGCCACTAACGATGATGGTCAAGTGATCAATGAAGACAACATCTACACCTTCTACATTCGCAAGATATTGGATCTGTTCTACAAGGCGATCAGGGTCCATCGAACCGAAGTGGTCATAAAGAAAGAGACGTTGAGTAGCACAAAGACGATCAAAGGCTGATCGAGTTGTCTCTTCATCTGCAAGAGATGGATCAAGATGAATAGGTAGGTTGAGTTCAACTCCAACTATCCCTTGCAATGTGCGTTGAATACTTTCTTCGAGTGCGATGTATCCAATCTTTAGTCCTTGAATGAGGAAGTGATGAGCCAGCTCCCTACACATTGAACTCTTCCCTGTTCCACTACCAGCGCAGATAGTAATCATCTCGCCTTTGCGATATCCCTTTAGATATTTATCTAGTTGGGGCCAAGGGTATTTACATATAGCAGTAGCTCCAGGTTTGATTAATTCATCCCATAGATCCGCTGCATTAATGATCCCGTCTGGTCTGACGGGTGTTGCTTTCCAAAGCAAATCCCGCAACAGCTCTGCCTCTCCAGCGATGAGCATCTCATTAGCGTCCTTGCGTGGCAATCTTGCGATAGCTGCTTTTCCAGCAGGTAATACTTCAATTGCTTTTTCGGCAGCCGCCATACCTGGTTCATCCGAATCCAGGCAAAGAACAATTCGAGCGAAGTTGGATAACCATTTCAAGTTTGCAGATATATATTTGCTAGCACTCTGCGCTCCATTAGGCAATGAAACAACAGGAAAGTAAGTACCATTAGATGATTTTGTGGCTTGTGCCACGCTCATGCAATCAATTTCGCCTTCGGTAATTGTTACAAACATATTTTGTGTGCCATGTTGTCTCCATAAATGTTGACCCCATAGCTGCATGTCTGAACAGTCACCCACCCAACTGAATCTTTTGTCCTTAGTTCTTATGTGTTGAGCACACGGTTTGCCTAGTTGATCTCTAAAGGTAGAGACCTGAACAGGTTGTCCATGTCTTTCAGTTGTTCCATATCCATATAGTTCTGCTGTCTCCTTAGTGATTCCACGCTTAGTTAAAGCTTTGGAAACAATTCGACACTGATCTATAAGGTCAGGCTTTTTCATGGGAGTCACAGTCATTGGTCGTTTCTCTTTCTTTGAAGGTTGGAATTGATACCCGCAGCCATAGCAATGTGCATGTCCGTCATCGAACCAAGCAAGATTATCTTTGCTATCACACTCAGGACATGGGCCGTGTCTCAGGTATTTGCTTTTGCTTTTCATTTTTCTCCCAGTGGTGGATCAGGAGTTTTAATTCCTTGATTCTTTTTTCTGCATAGTCAATGCGTTCAGTAACGTTCATCTCTTCTCCAAGGTTTAGGCTCATGACTATCAATCACAAGGCACTTCCATTCTGGATTTTTTTCCTTGACTATCTCAACTGCCTTAGCTGCTGATGATGCACGTTGGAATACAAGAGTGGCCTTGTCATCTTTTTTATCAGGGTCAATAACCTTGATGGTGAACACTTTGATTTGATTAGCAGAAATAAAAGAAGTCTCTTCTTCTGCTATTACTCTTTGTCGTTTAGTCATACCAAGATGAGGGGATAGTACCGCTACTCCAAATGAATCCATGCCTTGTAGCCCAAGCTCCATAGGTAATAGATTTTTTGGCACGGCTGATTTTATCTTTGGCGTTTTGGAAGCACATCCTTATATCAAGTTCAGGATGTTGCTCCTTAACGCATAGCATTTTGCGCCTGTCCTGAGCAGAAAAGAATCCTTTCAGTTCTACTACTATCCCATTACCAAGAATGAGATCAGGTGTGTACTTAGCTTGAATTACATAGTCAAGGACTATCGGTTCATAACTAAAGGGAAGGTTGCGTTGTTGAAGGCTGGTAGCTACACCAGCCTCAAACTTACTACGATATTTAGAAGTCGGATGCGTCCTCTTCCGTTGAGGAAGTCGAGACTTCGCACGCCCCTTGGAAGTTCCCTTCCGTTGCTTCAAAGCCATAACTTGTGGAAGATTTTGTGTATTCTTTTAGGTCAATAATTTGTGCAGCTAAAGGTTGAATCTTTATTCCCACCCCAGTAGAAGGATGGTTATAAGGAACAGCTTCAAACGAGATGCGACCAGTGGAGCCAGGTCCAATCTTGTCTACTCTCTTCTTCATCTCTTCAGACAATGGCTTGCCTTGAGCATCAAAGAGTGCAGGTGGAGTGTTCTCCCATACTGAGCCATCTTTTCTTTGACCTGATACCTTGCGTTTCATCTTGATATAGAAGACAGGCTCTCCTTCTATGTCGTCATAACCAAAGGAAGGAGGTGCTGACTTCCAATTCTTTTTGTTTGGATCAGCTTCTTTGCATTGTTTCTGGAAGCGAGTTAATAATCCTCCAAGCTGTTCTTCCATTTCACTAGCTTGATCGGCTGGGATAAGTGCAGTTACTTTCCACACTGCCTGTTCATACTTGGTGTCAGGTGTGACAAGCCATGCGTACTGATACTTACAAGTTGGTGTTGTGAGTTTGAGTCTTTCAAATTGTTGTGCAGAAGTCATGTGATGAAATAGTTAGAAGTTTGTACGGAAGTCAGATCAAGATCACCAAGCTCAGGCTTAGGTAATAGTTCATCCTTCCTTTGAATCTGTTGGGTGAGCTGTGTTGTGATTGCTGTGAACCAATCCCCTGAATACATATCAGAGAATGATTGCCTAACTGCATCCCTTAGCTTGCTCATTTCTGAGGGAGTAGTGGCAAAGCAATCGTGTACCCCACCTATATTCTTGACACCTAGAGCTATTGCTTTGAGTGTCGAGAATGACATGTGACTTGAGTCAAATGAGTGGACTACATTCGGGCTAAGTGCATTAGCCATCCGACCTGAATCAAGATCGTCTTGATCTATATTTGTTCTGATGTCCATGTGAACGTCAGATAAATACTTGAGTCGGATGCGTGTTTGCTTGACGTTCTTGTACTCCTGATGAACTAACAAACCTGATGGTGTTGTCCACTCAAGAGGGATGTTGTCCTTACCAGCAAGACGACCAAGTTTTCTGAACCACTCCATTGCTTTGACGGCTGGGTTAATCAAAGCTGTTGTCTCTTTATGTAAGAGCTGTGCCATGAAGTGCATGGTTGTCATGGCTCCAGGTTTAGTAGTCCATGTTTTACCAGCGAATAGATCTTTCGATCTCTTCTGAGCCCAGTCATAACAGTAGTAGTAGAAGGCAGTAGATGTAGCTGAGTAAGGACTAGTCATCACGCACGGTTTGGCGAGCGACCTATCTGGCTCAAGCATTAACCACTTCCTTGCTCGTGGATCTTCACTCTTTCTCAATTTCTTAAGGACACTGGTCATTACTTCGGAGTAAATATCCTGTGGCCTATCACTTGAGATGAGGTTGACTGATCTGCCCATGTCCTCTGACTTGAGGAGGGCTGCATAATGTTGGATACCTGAGCACGTGCAGTCCAGCATTATGGGCAGGGTGCATTGATAACCCCAGCCATGTTGTTTGAACTCTTTATAAGTACGAGCGAAAGCAAGAAAGCACCAAGGCTTATCAGCTCTCATCCAAAACTCAGAGTTCAACCACGGGTCATTACCTGCCCCAGTAATTAATTGTTCATGCTCTAGTACCCAGTCAACACGAGTCTGCCAATCTGATTTACCTAATCCATAGAGGTTAGCCCCATGTATTCGTAACCAATTGAGTTCCTCTTCTGTGTTGATAGGTGTGCCTTCAGCAAATAAGAGAAGCGACCTTGATACATCATTACCTTGTGGGTTGAGATAAGGAGGGCGGTAATAGTAACGACCTCTGAAATCAAGGGACATAGGGAAATAAAATTTCTCTTCATCCTTGAATCTGCGTGCAACCCATAAGGTTTTAGCTTGACCTATGCGTGCGCCTTTGGTCTTGTCATTTCTCTCATGTATTTGCTTAGCTCTTTTCCTCCACTTGAATACACCTGGATCGTCTTCATCTAAGTGCTTAGGAAATGGAGGGACAGGCCATCCATCTCTAGGAAATAAGCACCCAATTTCTAGGTTGTTGTCATAAGCATGTTCAACCTGATCAAGCATCCAGTTATTAACCATCCAAGCTACTGATTGATGGACATTTGCTGCCTTGATAAAAGGTTCATCACCTTTACAGTTCTTAGCTACGAGTTCATCATTACTCTTCAGTAATTTGAGGGGTAATTTGTAGTACCCACCATCAGGCCAAGGTCTAGGTTCAATCACCATCGGTAGATAGTTAGGTGTCATCAATTCTTGTTGTGCTTTAACATCCTTAATCCATGCCATGCACTCATCGGTTGCTTTAACTACCCGTCTTGCAGGTTTATAACCGTGGTCCTTGACGATTTGAATTAAGCCTGTCTCTTTAGCAATCAACTCAATAAGAAATACACCTGATGCCATCTTTTCCTTGGGCTGCCAGTTATCAGTCCACTTCATGTGTCTGATGGCTGCCATCTTGTGTGCTTTACGATTACGACCACGCTTGAATTTAATTAGTTCATCTTTCGATGCACGATCAAGCATGGTTTCAATCCAAAGCTTGTCTGCTAAGTCCATAGCTACTGAGTGCAGCGTTGGACATGAGCTAAGACTGTCGATAACAGTGCGAAGTGAACACGCTGCTACCTGTTGAGGTGGTAGGTGAATGATCGGAGAGAGCAAAGCAAAAGATCTACCTGCTACTCCCTTCTCTATTTTCTTTCTGATAGCTCGGAGATGGATAACTATCTGATCTATTCCATGTGCAGTGAGAGCTTCACCCCACTTGGAAAGGGACTCCATCTGTCCTCGCTTGCGTATGTTGGAGAGAAGTCTCACTCGATCGCAACCAAGCGTAAGCATCTCGTCCTCGTGAGCAAGCTCGTCTTGCAGGGTCTTCATCGGAATACCAAAGTAATTCTCGGAATCTGACTGTCACTACGTCTTAGTACTGGAATAGAGAGCGAATTCTCTAGCCCAATTTGCAGACAACCATTCTCCAATCATTGTTCTATTCAATTCAGAGATGCCAACGTCTTTAGCTTCTGCTAATTGAACGACCATCTCGTATTGAGTACGAGTAAGAGCACCTTGTAGCTTTACTAATGGAGAAGGTTCATGCTTAGGAGCTTGATACTCCTGTGTTTCTTGAGTAGTTTCTTCAGTCATGGAAATAGAATTTGCGTAAGGTTGATTCAATTAAAAGATTGTTGACTGTTGGTTCAGGAAATTCTTTTTTTAATAGACGTTGAAAATTCTTTTCCTCTATCTCTTTCCATGTTGCAGCCTCATCAGTTGGAGGCGAGTCAACAATCATTTGCCAATGCGTAGCTTCTTTAGGTATGTGTTCCCAGTTAGCTGACATTGACCAGTCACTCATGCGATAGAGAACATGGTCATCGTTGTTGGCATGTTTAGCGGTTGGTTTCTCTTTACTTAGAGGAACCCAAGGGTGATCGGACATGGTGGGTGGACATAAATTTTTCATGGAGGCCTGTATATAGGCCGTGTTGTGGATGATCAGGAAGGTAACGCTCGTCCCATATATAGAGGGCGTTCATCCTCTTCACTCTCCACTCGTTTTCTCTGATCCAGTTTCGGTCCATTGCTTAGGAGGATTCTTTAGTACATGCCTAGCGAAGTCACAATAAGCAACGGCATGTTGTGTATTTGGATGGTTTCCGAGGCTTTCACTCCACTCTCTAAAGAGGTCGTAAAGCTCACGGTTCCTGGCGTACTCACTCATAGGTAGTGCATAAAAAAAGAGGTGCATGAAGCCTTAAGTATGGTTCAGATACACCTCTAGGATTCCTATATGATACATATTGTTATCTTATAGGGTGAACAGGGGTACTAGGTTGGTTCTGTCTCATCTGTCTCATCTCTATCAATAATCCTAAAGAGAAGAACAATAGAAGGTAAATCATCAGAGACTTAAAGACATCCCACTTAGAAGGGACATAAGGTGATCGCATTGGCCCCCTATAGGTAGTCCTCTTCATATGTGGACAGTTTGTTTTTGTTAAAGCTGAAGCCTTTATATTCGGGCATTGGATGCTGCCTAAATCTTTCTTCTAGTTCCTCGTCCGTAATCTCATGGTGGAACCACTTGTCTACATAATGAGCAGTGATGTCGGCTTCAATTTGTGGATCGTTCATCTTCCATAAGCTCCTATGTTTTTAAGAAGAATAAAAAGGAGGATGCTTACGCATCCCCAGATGATGAATGATTCCATAATTATTCATTTGAATTAGATAGTTCTTCTAGTGTTGTCTTTTGATTATTAGTTAGCCCGTTGTCTAGGTGTTGACCACCTTTTCTTAGGGCTTCACTAGGTGATGTTTTTTCAAGGTCGAATGACTCTGATTCACCGTTGCAATTGACAAAGGTAATAGAAGGCATAGTTGGTAGAACCTAACGTGTTTAAAAAATCCCTCAATTAAGAGGGAAGAGCTAGGTCAGGGCTTGAACCTGACCGCCCGCCTTTACGGATTAGCTTCTTGTTCAATATCAGCAATGAAGTAATAGTGATTGTGATCGTGACCCCGCCCCTTTAGAACAAATTTAAAATGTTCATTGAAGGGCCATGAATCTATAAGGGCCTGAGCTGCTCGCTCGTGGTTCTTATCAGAATCTAGGGCCGAATCATAGCCAACCGTCTTACTCCATTTCGTTTCACTGTCCCTTGTATGTGTAGCTTTAATTCTTGAGCCCCTGTAATCAGTAGGGCCAAGGTATTTAGTGACGATACAAGGGCCAGTTAATGCTTCTAAATCCATGCTGGTAATACCTAGCGAAATGTTGAGGGTGAGTCCCTCAGAGAGGCCCGAAGGCCTCTGGGAGAGAGTCAGTTCAAGACTGGTTTTCTTAGCTCGGCATATCCTTCTTTAACCCATCGGATCAAAGATTGATAACCGCACCGTGCGTCCTTGAAAAATAAAGGACGCTCAACCATATCTTTCTTAACCCGTGGCATGATGAACCGTTTCTGAACATCACCCCAGGTCAGCTCGGATTCACAGTTGGCAACTGCTCGGAGCTCTGCAACTTGGGCTTGTGATTCAATCAATGCAGCGTGCATTTCTGCCAGCTTCCAGACCTTATTTGTGGCTGGGTTGATTTCCTTGAAGCGTGTTGCCATGTCGGTAGTACCTGACTAGGTGGACAGTTGAAGGGCGAACCCTTCAGAGGATTCTCAAGGCTGGTGCAATCCATACAGCAATAGAAACTCATTTGAAACTTGGCTTTGAGATAGGGACAAACCTACATTCATCTCTTGCTCTGCAAACTCTGTCTAGTGCATGGAGATTTCAACTCACTTGAAAATCCTGTGAAGGATTCAACTATTAATTGTCGAGGTTCGGAATGGTTGCCCCTGCGTATTAGCTGCAAGCTGGGGCGGTACTGCGGAACTGCTCGCCTAATGAACCGAGCCTCATACCGTGCATGTCACTTGATTAGAGCTCAAGTCAGTAGGCCCCTGTTGATTAAGGCTCAACTAGTCAAAGCCTGAGAGAGTCTTACAAGACCCCTCATTGATCAATATAGACCCCTCCCCCCTCTTTGTCAATCTTGGGCGACCACAGAGACAACCACAGAAGACCCTCCGCAGACTCCTTCAGGATCTTCAAGACAATATATATGACCCCTATGGGGGAACTGCGGCGGCCCCGTCCCTTCGTAAACCCCTCAGATTTTTCCACCAAAAAAGTGAACTAATGGACCCCTATAGGGGGGAGGTAGAAAGACTTATCTTCTTCATATATGGACAGTAAGTGGTGGACAGGGATTTGGGATAAGGTAGAAATAAGGTGTTGATCCAGCAATCCCCATCACTTAAGATCAACGAAAAAGGGGCTTCCTGTGGTGGGTGGGCCTCTTTTTCATTAGTGTGTAAATGAGATATAGTAAATTACATGGCAAAGAAAACAACAACAGAAGTATTAAGTGAGCTACATGCAGGGTTAGCTCATTTATTCATGGAGAGATTACGGGAAGGGGAATTAGGTACAGCAGAGTTAAATATTTTAAGGCAATTTTTGAAGGATAATCAGATCAGTGCGCAACCAGTAGAGGAAACAGAGTTTGGGGAGTTAGCTAAGGCATTGCCTGATATAGAGAATGTGATTGAATTTCAAAAGAAGAGAGCGTAATCATGCCAAAAGGGAAAGGAACTTACGGAAGTCAAAAAGGAAGACCTCCAAAGAAAGGAACAAAGAAGTAGATGCCAACGAAGAAGTGGCAGAAACTACCTGAACCTTATAGCGAGGACTTCAGATATTTTTTAGTGCTGGTATGGAGGCATCTTCAGTTACCAGATCCGACACCAGTGCAGTTGGATATAGCGGAATATATGCAGGGTGGTCCTAGTAGAAGAATTATTGAAGCTTTTCGTGGAGTAGGAAAGAGTTGGATGGCAGCAGCATATGTGTTGTGGTTATTGAGGAATGAACCGCAGAAGAAAATTATGGTGGTGTCGGCTAGTAAAACGAGGGCTGATGATTTTGCACAGTTTTGTTTGAGATTAATTAGGGAGATGTCGTTATTACAATGCTTGGACCCCGATAAAGACGAACAAAGGAGTGCAAGTAATAGGTTTGATGTAAGACCAGCGATCCCCGATCAGAGTCCTAGTGTGAAATCGGTTGGTATTTTTGGTCAGTTAACAGGATCTAGGGCAGATTTAATACTTGCTGATGACGTTGAGGTTCCTAATACTGCTTGGACAGTAGGAATGAGAGAGAAATTATTAGTTTCAGTCGGAGAATTTAATGCAATTTTGAAACCAGGTGGGGAGATTATGTTCTTAGGAACGCCCCAAACTGAAGAAAGTATCTATAACAAACTACGGTTAAGAGGATATGAGTGTCGTATTTGGCCTTCTAGGTATCCAGAGAAGCCAGAGAAGTATGGAGAATCGCTTGCGCCAGTGATTCAAAAGAAATGTATGTCATCAAAAGGAGCTCCGACAGATCCCGATCGTTTCTCAGATCTTGATTTGTTAGAAAGAGAAGCAAGTTATGGTCGCTCACAGTTCACTCTTCAGTTTCAATTAGATACAACATTGTCGGATTTAGAGAGATTCCCTCTCAGATTATCGGATTTAGTTGTAATGGAAATAAAAGACCATGCACCAGAGAAGATTGTTTGGTCATCTGGGGCGGAATATCGAATAACTGACCTACCTGCTGTCGGTTTTAGTGGTGATTATTACCATCGACCTGCGTTTTTACATGGCGATTGGTTGGAATTTCAAGGTTGTGTCATGTTTGTAGACCCTTCTGGTAAGGGAATTGACGAAACCGCATACTCTATTGTCGCTCAATTGAATGGAAACCTCTTTATTCTTGAGGTAGGTGCATTTAAAGAAGGTTATACAGAGAAGGTCTTAGAAGGGCTTGCACAAGCCGCTAAAAGACAACAGGTAAAACTCATCCTCTTGGAGGATCAGTTCGGTCAGGGGATGTTACAGAGCCTTTTACAGCCATATCTGAGGAAGATCTACCCCTGCACGATTGAACCTGTTAGAAGTAACGTTCAAAAAGAAAGAAGAATCATTAATGCACTAGAACCTGTACTTAATCAACACCGTTTGATTGTTAATAGGTCTGTCGTAGAAAATGATGCGAAGGCTAGAGAGAATGATCCTGTAGAAACTGCTCTTAGTTATCAACTATTTCACCAATTAACACACCTAACTGTTGATAAAAATTGTTTACAACATGATGACAGACTGGATTCTTTGGCTGGAGCTATAGAATATTGGAATGAGTCACTTGCTATAGATGAAGACAGAGCCATCAAAGAACGAGAATCAGAACTCTGGGATCTCGAATTGGCTGCGTACAAGGGGGATATTGAAGGGCTTCTCGACTCACAAATACTTGGGGTTCCTCTTGAGAAAATCCAAAAAGCAAAAGCAGGAGCCGAATGGATGCGAGTCGTGGGTCATTAAAGAACCAAGGACTTGGGTTATTCGTATCCCTGGTGCTTTTGATGGAACTGTTGAGGAAGGTGGAGGTGGTTATCAGACAACAGTTATTGCAGAAAGTTGGGAATCTGCATGGGAAGCCGCAATGGATGCGGATTCATGGGAAGTTCTTCCCTTTGATATAAAACATATTGCTTGTTTTCCTAAAGAAGTCGTAACTACTTGTGATTAACCACGCCAAGTTCTTGGCTTCATTGTGGCTACTTGTTTTTCCAGAGCATTTACTCTATGGAATAATTCTCGTATATCTCTTTCTTTCCTAGAACTGTTATTACTAATAGCTACTACTACGGTGGTAGCAGCAACACCAATGAGAGCAGCCCAGATTTCAGTCATGCTACATCTTGTTTAATTGTTCTTGGAGTTGTCTATTGCGTTCCAAGATTGTTCCGAAAGTTCCACCTCCCAGTTCTACGTTGGGATTTCCTGTACGAGCTGCTTCAACAGCATCTCTAGTTTTTTTAATTTGAAGTGGATTTAATACATTCCATTTGGATGTAGTGGAATCAGAAGAAGTTTCTTCTTCTCCTTGATTCATCATTTCACCTAAACCGCCACACATAGTCTGAGTTTTGTATTTGTTTTAGTTTATCGCTAATCTTGACTTGTGTTTCTTTTTATTTATGGCAGACCAACAGACCGTTCCTCCTTCAGACAAGAAGGAAGAGAAGAAAAAAGGAGTAATGAATAAGCTACAAGAATTAACTCCAGANAAAGAAGANCANNTAGCANTNATTGGAGTTGCTGTGCGTTTGGGAATTGTTGTTTGGAGTGGATTTTGCTTGACTTTGGCATACATAGATCTACCTGGATTTCCTAAGCAGACCTTTGATCCCACGTTCATAGCTTCGATATTTACATCAACATTAACGACCTTCGGGGTCCAGGCAGCATCCAAGAAGGGTGGTAACGGAATCTCCAAGGAGGATATGCAGAAAATGATGGCAGCTAATCAGGCTGGTGCTGGTGAGCAAATCATTCGTGTCCAAACTCCTATTAAAATTCAGTCACCTGATGGTGGTGAGCTTCAACAAGTAGTGCAACCTCCAACTCAAACACCACCTAAAGACGCATGAAGAAATTACTTTTCCTTTTATTCCTAGCAGCTCCTGCTCAGGCAGATATTCACCATGCTATAACCACGAGCACTCAGCTCACAGTTAACGCTGCTGCGACACAAGCACAAAGAATAGGTTCATCCTTCTCAGCTGCTGGGAGCAACATAGACACAACTGATGGAACAACTGCGAACACCGTCTCGGCAGGGACAATTACGAGTGGCGTTTATTCGCCTGGAACGATTGCTGCAACGCAAGATAACCCAGGAGCCGCCTTCTCGTATTCCCAAAGTTATACTCAGGCAGATGCTGTACCTACTTCCGCACCGAGTGTGGGTGCGGTAGGTAATTTTAGTAACGTAACTTCTACTGCTGCTGGTACTGCTGGTTCATTAGCAGGTACNATTACAAGCCAAGGTGTATTAACAATAACNGCNGGTGGNGCTGGCACTTCNGCNATTGGNAGCATGGAGAGTGCTTTAACTATTAAGTGATGAAGNGGCTTNTGCCACTGTTATTACTTATAAGTTCNCCTGCTTATAGTGTACCCGTAGTNCCAAATTTNACTCAAGGNACTATGCAATCCACCACGAGAACTACATCAGTGGTGACAGAANNNATTGTNNNTCACGANTACAATACGGGCCATCAATATTCAATTAACGGTAGCAATCTCACGATAAGTGGATCAACAATTTCACCTGACAGTAGCAATGTAACTGGAACTATCAATGGACAATCACAATCATGGACTGGTTTAGACCTTTCTACAAAACCAAACGTGACAATCACGAACACTTCTCAACCATTTCAATACGTGGAAACGTATCGAGGGCCAGGTCTATCCAACATGACAACAATAAACAGAACAACAAATATAGAAAGCGTTACAGAAACTACCTCAGTATTTGCGCAGTAGCTCTCCTATATGGAGGGAGTGCTGTAGCACAGACCAGCTCTACAGCAGCTCCCGTAGCTAACAGTAGTGGAAGTGTAACCAATATGGGAATCCAAAATCTACCAGGAAATAGTGTTACAAATCATTACGGAGGTAATATTATTTGCCAAGGTCCAATGTTAACTATCTCTCCATTTGTTACCGACTCACATACATATAGTACGCCCAGAGAATATTGGTATGACAATCCTAGTTACAATGATGATGGGACTTTGAGCCACCATGTTGCTACACGTACAGGGCAAAAAGATAATTTTGCTTTGAATCTAGGAATCTCTGCTAACTTCTCAATTCCATTAGACAATTCACTTCAAAGAAGATGTAAACAAGCAGTAGATAAGCAGCTTGCTTTACAACAAGANTTAGTAAATTATAAGAGACTAGACTTNGAGATTACNAGGCTTAAGAANTGTGGTGAACTCATTCTTGCAGGAATACAATTCACAGCAGATAGTCCTTATAGAAAAATTTGTGAAGATGTAGAAGTAAAAGCAAAGATGGGGCAAGTATTACCTCATCGACACACACTTAAACCTTTAGAGGTGGTAGTCCCTTCTTCTCCCGATAAGCGTTAGCTCTTTTTTCTGATGCAGTTAATGCTCTAACAGGCTTACCAAGTTTCTTTTTAATCTTATTAATTATCTGTTTAACTATTGGCTTTACTACCTTAAGAAGAATTGGGGTTGCCAAAGCGGCAGAAGTGGCAATGAGAGTAATACCAGTAGTGCTAACAACCTGAGGAGCAGTGGGTATAGCATCAATAATTTGTTGTGTCGTTGTTAGTTTCTTGTACTGAGTAACACAACGGTTACCTATTAATTGATATCCAGTTATTTCTTTCCTGCCATCCTCGATTTTAGTTCCAACTTCCGCTGCTCCAGGTGGCGGGCAATCCTCGATTTCCTTGGCGGGAGGTGCATCCGCTGGTGGGATGGGTGGTTGTGGGTATCTTTGCTCCTCGTTCTTTGGTGGATATACAAGTTCTTCTGGCGTGTAATCCATTGCGTTGTAGCTTGGATACTCCGCTTGGCATAAGACAACATTTCCTTTTGGGTCGTTAGTTAGTAATGCACTATTCTCTCTTGAATTCTTTCTTGCTTCAACACATCCAGGCATATCTATAACAGGGAAACCTAATTCAACTGTTACTGGTGCTTGGATATTTAAAGATTGAGGTGGCTGTATCTGCCAAACTCTAATAACTGGAGTCTCAATCTTTGGAATNTTCTCCATCAATAATCATATTGATAAGCATAGTCTTACTGTAATGACTAGGAGTATGGGCTAGTTCTCTTAACTCTCTATTAGATTTAGTACTTAAATAAGAACGATAACTATCAACAGGATCAGGACTTCTATAAACGAATAGAGATCCTATTGCATTNAGCAATCCCATTAGAACTTAGGAATACTTATTCCTTTAGGTGCTGCTGTTGGTAGGGCTGGGCTTGATAGCTCAGGTAANTTNATTGACTTGGTTACTTGCTGAACAGCTTTCTCCATTAAGGCATCCTTNTTCCCTTGGAACCATAAGAANCCATACACCCCGCCACCAGCAATAGCTAAGACACCAACGCCTGAAGCAACTGCAATAATGTCAATGATTTTTCTCATGGGTTCATCCGATTGCTGTGATTCCTATAGTAGGTTGGTTAAATATTGGTCCAGCGGTACCATCCCAATGATCGAATCGGAATAATTCTGCATCATAACCAGCACTATAATCTCTAGCTTGGATTTTTATTGTTTTTGCACTAGTCCAGCTAGCAACTCTACCAGTATTAGTATTTGNAGTGCCACCTATATTAAAGCCATATTTAATATACCATTGCCCTTCAAAATAATTATTAGCTGTTACTGTTTTCCGTTGATAAACAACTTCATCGCTATCTAAATATAATCTGAAATGAGGAATTGGCCATACATCTGGCTCAGAGCCATGCATACCATGAAACTCATAAATAACCTGTGTAGTTCCTGAAGGCGGTGTATATGAAAAACTAGATCCATTTACATCTGCATAAGATGTAGTCAAATCTTGAACTGCAGTTACATTACCAAGAGTATGATCCCCATCTTGTAAAGTGATAACTGAACCATCACAAGGACTATAGAACTGTTCTAATATTATTCGTTGACAACCATTAACCTTTCTTGCTTCTACATTTCCACTGTTATCTAAAACAATATTGTTACTGCTAGATGAAGGGTGGACTAGGTTTGTGGCTTTTAATGTGCTCATTATGCTGCTCCTATTGCAGTGATACCTATACAGGGTTTAACAGGAAAATCCGTTACGTTTTGATCCTCCCAATAATGAAGTTGATGTANATAACTTCTATTACCACTACCGTAATCGACCGCTTGAAGTTTAATTTCTTTTCCAGAAGACCAACTAGCAACACGACCTGTTGCTGCGTTAGCAGTACCTCCTATATTAAAACCCCATTGATGGTTAACTGTTCGGGCGTAATCCTGCACACCATTTTCATGCCTTCTAGCATCTGTTACTTCAGTTCCTGCAAGCANAAGTNTCANACTGGTGAAACCAGTACTACCATATCCTATATAAACANAGTTAAAGTGATAAATAACTTGAGTCGTACCAGTTGGTGGTGTATAAGTAATAGCTGATCCAGTCACATCTGTCCAACTTAGTCCGGTAGCTAATGCTGCTGTCACGTTTGGAACAGTAATATTACCTTGACTTGTAGCGATAGTTGAACCATCACAAGGAGTATAGAACTGTTCTAATACTTGAATTGAAGAAGGATAAGTACTTGTTTTTATTACACCATTACTTGCATCATCAGGTAAAGTAAGTGTTCTATCTGCACCACCAGCGGTACTAGCAGGAGCATCTATTGATACGCTCCCTGATGAGGAGCCGTTTAGTTTTAATGTCATAAATTCATCCTATTGCTGTAATACCTAAAGTGGGTAACACAAAACTATCATCAGAACCACCCGCACCCCAATGAGAAGTTTCGTGCAGTAAAGCAGGGAAAGTAGAGCTATATCTAGCACATTGTATCTTGATAGTTTTATCACTAGTCCAACTAGCTACTCTACCAACGGTTGTGTCAGCAGTTCCACCAATATTAAAGCCCCATTTGATTTGAACCTTACCTTCATAACTTGAACTTTCTCTAGAGACTGTTCTACCTTTAGTTACTTCATCACTATCAAGTAATAACTTATAACTAATAATTGGACCACTTCCACCATCATTCCGTTCTGCAAACATAAAATCATATATAACTTGTGTTGTGCCTGTAGGAGGTGTGTAAGTGAAACTTGATCCTGCTATATCAGTAAAAGTATTAGTTACTGCATAGTTAGCAGAAGGTCCAGATAATGTATGATTACCATCTTCTAATGCTATAACTGATCCATCACAAGGAGAATAAAATTGTTCTAATACCATACGTGAATTAGCGGCAATAGTACCTGCATCCACTACATCATCATTGATACCACCACTAGAGATTCCTGAGATGGTACCGCTTCCATTAATTGTTATTGCCATAATTTATACGATTGTCCAGGTATCACCAGCATCAACCGTAACGGTTTTACCAGTATTAATTGTTATTGGTCCTGCTGACATAGCATTACATGCTGCACCAAATGAAGTTCCAACTGTATAGTCTTGATCTATTGTTGTTCCATTCTCCCAGAATATTTTCTCAGTTCCTCCGCCAGTTGCGCCAGATCCAGCATCAGTCCAATCTAAATTTCCCGATCCATCAGTTTTTAAAACTTGATCTGCTGAACCATCTCCATCTGGAAGGATAAATGTGGTTGTACCTGAAAATGCTCCATCAGATTTGAAAGCAATATAGTCATTAACAGTTGTTCCACCAAACCTTATATCACATGCTCCAGCATTAGTAGCACTAATATTTATTCCATGAGAATTTAAGGAACATGCTTCAGTTATACCTCCACCACCACCAGAAGCTGTACCCCAAGCAGTTATTGTTCCTCCACTAGCAATAGTAGATATATGAGTTGCTTGTAAAGTTCCAGTACCAGCATTGAACTTTAACTTATCTTCGTTAGTCTTGGGTGCTTGATCACCTGTAGCAGCTGTAGTAAATACAGGGAAAGAGGTAGTATCAGTATCCTCATCAGCTACTGGAATAGTAGTTGTATCTACATCAGCCCAGGTTAATTTATCTGAGCTATCTTTATATTGTAAGAATTTACCATCAGAAGGTGCATTACTAATATCTAGTTTAGCTTCTGCTATTGTATCGTCTGCAATATCAGCATTAACGATTTCACCATCTTTAATGGATTTTGAATTAATTTCAGTTAATGCCATTAATCAACCTCCTCTGGCCAAAGTGTGATTCCTGCAGTCCGCTTACCATCACTATCATAAGTACCATCTATAAGTGTTTTTAATGCTGCAACATCAGCTACTGCATTGATTTCTGTTTCTCGTGTAGTACAGGTGGTTCGTATTGCATCTCTATATGTTTGTATATTAGAAGGTATTTCAGTTCCTTTTTCAGATTTACGAGTTACATACCAATCTGAGCTTGATAAATTACTCCTAGCTTGTTCTTTTTGTATTTTAACCCATATGGTTTTCAAACCTTCATTAACAATTTGCTTACCATCTGAATCCTTTAAAAGATTACCATCGTCATCTTTTGCATTTTCATCAACAAGACGCTTTGGATTATCTACACCCCAATAGAATCGTCGATCATACCAAACTGGATCAGCTACTTCTGTTATACCTATTGCCTTTTTCTCATCCAACGTAGTTAGTCGTAACCAATTCGCTGGGTAATTTATACCATTCGATGTAAAGGCGACATCAACTGGTAATGTTTTTCCGTCTAGTTTAAATGCCATTTTTACCTCGCATTAGCATATTTAAAAGGT